CAAGTAGTTCAAGATAACGTTTGTTACTTGTGTAACTCTTGTATTCTTCTCTCCAGTTGGAGTCATCATAAAGTTTTTCTGTCATAATTTACTTTCGGATAATAACAACATCTCCCTCATCATCATCATCTTCATCCTGTGCTTTAAAAACTAAAAGTTCTTCACCAGATTGAACATCAGACATTTCGGGATGTACATTTCTCTTAATCGGTTTATTAAAATCATTCAAGGTTGACCCAATCATTCTAAACATAAATGCAAAAGTGGAGGCAAAAACCATCACAAAAAATATAAGATAGATAAAGATTAGAGTGTCATTCATCGGAATCCTTGTTGAAGTATTCTTTGAATAGGAACTTGTTTTATTTTATCTATAATATCAGTTTCTATTTTGTCTAGAATGTTTACATCTAGATGCATGAATGGTGGAATAATACCCAACATTCTTAAAAGTCCATCGACAAACAACGCAAGAGTTGTAAATCCAAGAATCATACTAATCACAGTGGCATCACGATTATGTTTTGCCATTGACTCTTCATCAATCTTTCTCGCTTCATCAACTGCTTCTTTTACAGCAGATTCGATGAGAATATTGATTTCTTCTTTGGTGTATGTGTACTTACGAATTTTCTCCTCAGTAACAGTTCTTTCCTGTGGGAAATCTGTTAAGGGAAATTCTTGTAGTATTGTTTTAATCATGGGTAATTACCTTATGATGTCGATGTGCATATCTTTAGTCCAAACCTCTAATTCATTTCTAAGAGAACCACTGGACTTAAGACTTTCATATCTTTTAGAGGCTTTATTCTTCCACCATTTGATGAGGTTCTCTTGATAGAATTTATCAAAGTTGATTGGGTTTTTGTCTAGTTTGTCAGTATCTCCTCGAATTACTTCTCTAGAATTGGCAAATCCATAGTCACTGAAGTAGACTCTTTTCTTTTCAGTTAGATTTTTTGCATTTACAATCGCAGTTTGGAATTCCGCAGCCTTTTGAGAAGACGAGCTTTTCTTGATGATAGATATCATCTTTTGTTGAGTTTTCAACTTGCGACTGGAGGCGTCCTCCTTGACCAACATTTTGTTGTTGTTCCTTTCGATAAACCATTTATTCAAACCTTTAAAAACATCATCATGTAATAAGGGAGTAAAATCACTTTGAGTTAATCCCTTATATCTCAAATATGGTTTTAAACCATCATATTGAGATGATGATTTAGTTGTGCCATAGAGTGAGGTTGTTTCAAACAAACAAATATCTGAACCATATTTACTATTTAACTGTTCTCTGGCCTCATGAGAACAACATAATAGTGCTAGAAGTTTACCACCAAGATAGTTAAATCCAAATGGTTGAGTCGGAACGATAATAAATCCCATGATTGAATGACGATTGAATCTCTTCAACTCTGGTGGTCTTCCTAACCAATCATTACGAGGTTTGCAATTGATAGTAGGAGAACCAAAACGAATGAATCCAACAATCTTTTTAGTATTTGTTTCCATAACAATCCACTTGAGTGACTTGCCTGGAATTGAACTCTCAATCGAATGAGATGTTGTTATCTGTAGTCTCTCATTGAAATATTCATTTGTGAAACCATCATCATTTCCAGCAGCATAAACTTTAAAGTTCATGTCATTTGGGTGCATGTCAAATGCATCAAACATATCTTCTTCAGGCCCACAGCCAGGAAGATATGTCGGCATCTTTGACATACGATCTAATTTTACATTACGAAGATATTCATCAATACGTCCTAAGTTTGAGAAGTAATCGATGAATTGGTTTGCTGCATAAGCAGCATCACTTTCACTTAGATTCATCTTAAAATAGGCATTTGATAATCATAATTTGGAACAGGCATAGTTTTAGGTGTAGGCATAGTGAGAACCTCCACAAGTAAATTAATATCAGCTGATATTATATCATTTGTTTCTGCCATTCTACGATATCCATTACCAACATATATCTGTCCTAATAAGACACCAATAGTGCAGGCACCCCAGAAAACATAATACTTGTTTGATTTCACTTGAGCTCTCAATTTTAAAAATTTATTTGTCATGTTTGTGTCTAGGATTGTCAATCTCTCTAGTGGATACATATGAACCTTTATCATTATGTCCATGTGCAATTCCAAGTTCATGCATACGAGCATGTTCTTTAATCTCATCTCTGAGACCTTTACCTCCAGAACCAAAGGTTTTATAGATTCCATAGATGATGAGACCAAAAACAAGTAGTGCAACGAACACTAGAAAACCTGTCTCAGGTTCTAATTGAAGATGTGGTATCAACGTATCATTACACTTAGCAATTTTTTCTGGATCACTCCATGTGCCAGGCAGTGTATAGACAGGAGGGCATGATAAGAAAATCATTCTTTTGTTTCTCTTTTATGATAAACCTCTACAAATGTTTCGCACTTGAGACAAGAGAGGTTAGTATATATATCATACTCTGGAAAGTCGTCTTCGTCAAGTTCTGCGTCACCACCCCAAATTAATTCTGCACCACAATGCCAACAATTCATTTGAATTCATGCCTCCAAATTGGTATTGTCACATACTGAAATGGAGTCATAAAATCTCTATCTTTAATTACTTTAGGTTTTATTTCTTTTCTCTCTAAGAAGTAATCATCAGGGGGGCAGAAAGTGGGTTGTCCATCTAAACGTGGCGAACAAGCTATGAGTAATTCAATCATTTAAATTCACACTCCAACATTATTTCCGTAAGTGCAGCCAAGAGATTAATTTCTTGATCCGCAACGAAGGCAATTTGATATTGATATCGAGCAATGATAAGAACTGCGGCAGGGATACTGGCATTCTTGAGAGAACCATATAGAGAGTCGTATATACGACGTAAAAGTATAGCAGGGTCATTGTCTAAATTATCTACACACCATTTACGAACGGCAGGGAAGTTTTTTTCTTTAAGATTCTTTGTAAGATCATTGATTGATACATCAGAGAATGTCGCTAATATACCAGTATCTATCTTACCACTTGCAGAATATCTTTGACATTCATTAAGAACTCTTCTCCAATCAGGAAAATGTTTATTGATAAGTTCAACAATGACTTTCTTATCATACTCAACTCTTTCTTGATCAAGAATAAAATTTAATCTCTTAAAGAAATTAACTGCAATCTCTTGTTTCTCTTTACCTTTGATAGAGAAATCTACAACTGCACATCTTGAATGTAGTGGTTCGATTATTTTATTCTTATAGTTA